GATGATGGTGAGCACGTAGGAGGGGTAACAGGTTTTCTGTTATCCCTTGGTGCTCTCATTAGAAAAAACAAACCAACACGAGTATTAGTTGTATTTGATGGTAAGGGTGGTTCACATCGTAGAAAGAAAATGTATAAAGGTTACAAGGAAGGTAGAACTGGTCTAACTAAGGTAAACCGATTGGCTGGTTATGAAGACTTGGAAGACCAACAAAAATCAATGAAAAATCAATTTAGATTGTTGATTAAGTATTTAGATTTACTACCACTTGATTTATGTTATATTGACTACGTTGAGGCCGATGATGTAATGGCTTATGCTGCTAGACACATTTTCAAGAAAGAAGTTATGATAGTTTCATCTGATAAAGATTTCTTACAATTAGTTGATGATAGAATTTCAGTATATCAACCAACTAAAAAGAAATGGATGTACAAAGATGATGTAAAAGAGTTGTATGGTGTTCCATCACATAACTTGGTATTTTATAGAATATTTGATGGTGATAAATCAGATAACATACCGGGTGTACGTGGTGTAGGGCCGAAAACAATACTAAAAAAACTAACATTTCTTCAGAATGAAAAATTAGATTTGAATTCTGTAATGGAAAATATTTCTAATTTGGATGGTAAACCTATAGAAATAGGGCTTGATGTTAAAATATCTATGAAAAATAAGATATTAGAAAAAAAGGATGTATTAGAGTTGAATTATAACCTAATGCAGTTATCAGAACCTGATATAGCATCATCCATAAAATCAAATGTACGGCAGATTGTAGAATCACCAATAACACAACTGAACTCATTTCAGTTCAAAAAGGAGTTTATGATAGATAAGTTGTATACTGCTTTTAAAAATATAGAAAGTTGGTTGGTTAATACTTGGTCTGATTTAGACACTTACTCAAAACAAACTAAAAAATAATTTGGTTTTCTAAGAATTATTTCGTATATTAGATTTATGGATAAATTTGGAAGTAAATTCGGAACATCATTTCAGTTAAAGATTATATCAGCGTTACTCTCTGATAAGATATTCTTTAAAACAGTATATGATATCATCAAACCAGAATACTTTGATTCTGACTCAAATGAGTGGATACTTAGAACTCTATCATCACATTTTGATAGATATGAAAAGTTACCAACATTGGATGTGTTCAAAGTTGAATTGGATAAGGTAGATAGAGATATCTTAAAAGTATCTGTTGTTGATAATCTTAAACAAATTTGGAATAGTTTAGATTCAGAAGATTTGGATTATGTTAAATCTGAAACGATTGAATTTTGTAAGAATCAAGAAGTAAAGAATGCAATATTAGAATCTGTTGGTTTATTACAAGAGGGTAAGATTGAACAAATAAAGACAAAGATTGATTCGGCTATGAAAGCTGGACAAGATACTAATGTAGGACATGATTACAAAGAAGATATTGTAGACCGATATGAATCGACTGTAAGAGATGTTGTACCTACAGGTTGGGATGTGATTGATGAGTTAGTTGATGGTGGTTTTGGTAAAGGTGAGTTAATAATATTCGCGGCACCGCCAGGTATTGGTAAATCGTGGGCTTTAGTGAACGTTGGTATGTCAGCAGTAAGGGCTGGTAAAACTGTGGTTCATTACACTTTGGAATTGAATGAGGGTTATGTAGGACAAAGATATGATGCAGTTCTAACAGGTATACCAGTTCCTAATCTAAAGTATAATATAGATGAGGTTACACGACAAGTTAAAAACCTAAAGGGTGAGTTAATAGTAAAATACTGGCCTACCAAAACCGCATCAATAAACTCTGTTAGAGCTAGTTTGGATAAACTTAAACTACAAGGTAAGACACCTGATATTATAATCATAGATTATGCTGATTTGATAAAGGGTAATAGTAGAAGAGAGAGACATGAAGAGTTGGAGGAAATTATGGAATCTTTGAGAGGATTGGGTGGTGAGTATGAATGTCCAATATTTACAGCATCACAAATAAATAGAAGTGGTGCAGATGATGATATCATTACAGGTACTAAAATCGCAGGTTCATTCTCAAAGTTGATGACCGCTGACTTTGTAGT